TAGATATAAATTGGAATTATAAATTAAGAGATATTAATACTGAATTGCATAGAGCTTTGCATGAACTTGTTGTTGAAGATGTTGAATATATGATTTTTAATAGTTTAGGGGATCCTTATAAAAAACAGACTATCAATAATGCAATCACAGCTATGGAAAAAAACACTGGGATATATGATTTAAACGAAAAAAATATTTAAAATTTATAATAAGGATTTGATTATCTTTGTCAACTATTAAAGATAAGTATAGTAAATTATTAAAAGATAAAAAAGATAATTTATCTAATACAAAAAAAATCAGTAATACAGATAAAAAATCAACTGTTTCTAAAAAAGAAATAGTTGATATTTCTATACCTGAAATTACAATAAAAGATAAGTCTAGAAAAGCTACATTAGATGGTAAAAAAATTATAATTAAATTTAACTACGATGCTGAATTAGTAGCACAAATAAAAAATCTGGATGGTAGAAAATATATACTTGATGGTAAATACTGGACTTGTACATGTACTTTAAATAATATTAATAGTTTAGTTACTTTAAATTTTAATCTAGATAGTAAACTAAAGATTAAACATGAGCAGTTAATTAAAGTTGTAACTAAAAGAAATACTCCAAAAAAATATAATACTGATAATATTAAAGTACCTAAAGGATTATCATTAATGGAATTTCAAAAAGAAGGTGTTGGATTTATTGAATCTAGAAATGGTAATGTTATTGTAGGTGACGAAATGGGTACTGGTAAAACAATAACTGTACTTACCTACATATCTAATCATCCCGAATTAACTCCTGTTGTTATTGTAGTACCAGCTACAATCAAATACAATTGGAAAAAAGAAGCAGAGAAATGGTTATTAACAAAACGAGATATACAAATACTCGAAAGTAAAAAAACTAAAAAACTAAAAAAATCATCTGATATAATAATAGTAAATTATGATATAGTATACGCATGGAGAAAAGAAATAGCTAATATTAATCCCAAAGTATTGATATTAGATGAATGTCATGCTATTAAAACATCTACAACTAAACGAACTAAAGGTGTTAAACATATAGCAAAGAAAACTAAACATATTATTCCTATGAGTGGTACACCTGCTATTAACAGACCTGCTGAATTATACAACAGTATTAAATTAGTTGAGCCAGAATTATTTGGTTCATTTCAATCATATGCACAAAGATATTGCGATGCTTATTTTAATGGATATGGATGGGAATATAAAGGTGGAAGTAATCTAGAAGAACTATATGATATACTTAGTAATATAATGATAAGAAGAAAAAAAGAAGATGTTATCGAAGATTTACCAGAAAAAAGAAGAACATTTGTATCATTAGATTTAACTAACATATCTGATTATAATAAAGCGGAAAATGATTTTATTGAATGGATAAGAGAAAATAAAGGTAAGAGAGCGGCTGAAAGAGCTAGTAGTGCTGAGAAATTAGTTAAAGTAGGTACACTTAGATTGCTTGCTGTACGTGGGGCATTAGCTAATAGTATACAATGGATTAAGAATTTTCTAGCTGACTACGATGGTAAATTAGTAGTGTTTGCTGTACACAAAGAAATAATAAGTGCGTTAATGGAAGAATTTGGTGATATAGCTGTTAAGATAGATGGCAGTGTACCTACCGGTGAAGTGAGACAGACTATAGTAGAAAAATTTCAGAATGATAAAAATATAAGATTGTTTGTTGGTAATATCAAAGCGGCGGGAGTTGGTATAACTTTAACTGCAAGTAGCAATATTGTTTTTCTAGAATTACCGTGGACACCCGGTGAACTAGAACAAGCGGAAGATCGCTGCCACCGAATGGGTCAGAAAAATGCTGTAAACATTTGGTATCTCTTAGCTGAGAATACAATAGAAATGGAACTAGCTAAAATGATTGACAGTAAAAGAAATATATTAAGTCAGGTATTAGATGGTCAAGTAATATCAGAAGAAGATACTCTATCATCTTTACTTGGATTATACGAAGGAAAGGGATTATAATGAATAAAATTAAACTGAAAGAAATTGACAAAAAAATAGCTATAGACTTTATTAGACAGTATCATTACAGCAAAATTCTACCACGATTAACTAAATATTATATTGGTGTGTATCTGGATAATGAATTAAGTGGTGTAGTTACTTTAGGATGGGGAACTCAACCATTAAAAACTATACAAAAAATATTTCCTGATTATGATTTAAAAACAAAAGATTATTATGAAATAGGAAAGATGTGTTTTTTACCTAAATATAATAATACTAAAAATTTTGGTAGTCAAGTTATATCAGCATTAATTAAATGGATGAAACAAAATACTGATTGTTTATTTTTATATACACTAGCTGATGGTATAATGGGCAAATGTGGTTATGTTTATCAAGCTAGTAATTTTAGATATATAGGCAATTTTCTAACTTCTGTTTATATAGATAATAATACTGGTGAGAAGATTCATCCTAGAAGTTCTCGTTTATTATTAAGAGAAAATGAAAAATATGAAAATAAAGATAAATTATTTTGGCTCACTTATAATTACTGCGAATATAAGAATATTTCTAAAGTTTATGGATTAATGTTCAGATATATATATCCATTAAATAAAAAAGCTAGTGTGATACTTAATTTATTTGATAAATATAAAAATTTAGCTAATCCTAAAGAAAAAGATTTGAAATTTTATAAAAGAATAGCTGATAGTAAAAGAATAGAAATAAAACAGCCAGAATTTAATATGAATATATTTAATTATAATTATCAAAAACCTAATGTAGAAAATAATGATTGACAGTAAAAGAAATATATTAAGTCAGGTATTAGATGGTCAAGTAATATCAGAAGAAGATACTCTATCATCTTTACTTGGATTATACGAAGGAAAGAGATTATAATGAAGATAGTTAATAATATAACAGTTACAAAAAGTAAAATCTATATTGTAGAAGATGGTACTGAATTTGATACTTATGATAAATGTAACATTTATGAAAATAAAATGGATGAAAAAGAAGAATATAGAAAGTTTCATGAAAGAACAAAACATATTGAATTAACAGATATAACAGAAAACTCTTATAATTACGATTATGATATAGCTTATTACATTAATAATCAAAAAGAATTTAATGCATTATTAAAAATACTTCCTGAATATGAGAAAAATTGTCACGATTATATTTTTCAAGGTCCAGATTGGTATTTAGTTTCAATGAGTTATTATGATGAACATATTGTTGATATAACTAGTTATTCTCATATTTATGAAACTGAATATAAAACACTTAAAAAAATTGTTGACTTACTAAATTACTAATTGACATATAACAGAGATTGTGTTATAATATATATAATTAAATAGGAGAATAAAATATATGAATAAATGTAAAACTAAGATATTTTATTGTGAGTGCGACAATCCTGCTTGTAATGTAACTGTATATGAATATAAAGATTTTGATAATACCAATAGTAAGACTATTACTATTCCCATATATACATCAGTTGAATATCTAATCGAAAACGTTTTCAGTAATGTATTCATGAAATATATAGTACCATATAGTTGGTTAGAAGATTGTTGGATAAATAATATGATTTTTAATCTAGATAGAATATTTAATTATATATTTAATATACTTATATATCCTTTTAAATTCATATATAATTTGATATACTATTTTATTAAACCAATCAAAGCTGAAGCTAATATAGTATTGTTAGAAGAAAATATAAAGAAACTAAATAAAATACTTAAAAAATATAATCTAGATATTGATAATAAATATATAATTAAAAAGAAAAGTTTACCATTAGCTAGAAAAATAGAATATGTTTTGTTTGGTGAAATGGAAATGATCATCGAAATAGATATACATTGCAATAATATCTATACTTATTATAGATAAAATTAGAATAAATTATAAAATGATTGAAACAAATAACAAACCATCTATAGAAGAAATATTAAATAGTGGATGTACTTGTTGCACTATGTGTGAAATTTATTGTGAACATTGTTTATTGTATAAAAAATATAATATCAAAAAAGATGGTGAATTTGTAATATGATGGAAAATATTGAACGAGAATATTACGATGAGTTTGAAATAGTAGCACAATTAGCACTACCATTAATCAAAAAACGTAGAGAAAATAGAACTGAATATCCAAAAGATATTCAAGATTTTATATTTGATAAAATGTTAGATAATGCTATTTGGTCATTAGACGAAATTGCTAGTAATCGATATAATGATAATTGTGTGAATGATGATTATAATTTATTAAAATTAGATTATGGTTTATGTATTTTTAGTAATTTTATGACTAAAGATATTGCTAATGCTATATTACCAACAATTAAAAAATATAATAAAAATAAACTTGGGATGCCGGGAAATATGTCTTTTGAAATGTATTGTAGTATTATGAATACTATAATATTTGCTTTAGAAGAAATTAGTTTAGATAATATAGAAAAAAATAAAGAAAACAAAGATTATATTGATAAAGTGAATGTTGGTCTTAATTTGTTAGGTACACATTTAACGTCTATGTGGAATTAAATATGTTATTTAATTGTGGAATTGTGTTAATATCATTTATATCAATAGTATTTTCTATAATATATTCACTGTATAAAATAGTAAGGGGGAATGAAAAATGAATGAAGAAGATATGGAAATAATACAAAAACTTAATGATGGAACAAATCTATTTGAAAGTGAATTATCTTATTTACAGGAGTATTCAATTAAAGATATTGAAGGTGATGACGGTCGTTGGAGTAGATTTGTTTCTTCTATAATTGAGTTTAATAATCAAACTTATATTTTAGAATGGGAAAAAGGTTTAACTGAATATCAAGAAAATTCATTTCATTATCAACCAAGAAAAGTTAAAATAGAAAAAACAACTAAAGTTGTTACGATGGAAGTTACTAATTATATTGATGAAAAAACTGGTAATATAATAGAATATGTAGAGAAAGAAATTGAGAGGTCGATTTAAATATTCAATTCACCAATAATTAAATATAGTGGCAGTAAACGAACTCAAACTAACGAAATACTAAAATATTTTAATAAAAATATTAATAATTATTATGAACCGTTTTGCGGTGGAGCTAGTGTGTTAAAAGGATTATTAGATAATAATATTAATATCAACGTCAATAATTATTATTGTAGTGATATTAACAATGATTTAATTCAGTTGTTTAACATTATTAAAAATAATCCGGAAACGGTATATCAGCATTATAGTAATTTATATACTGAATTTAATAGCAAAGATATACAATATAGAAAAATATTTTTCAATGAAATACGTGATAGATACAATATTGAGCATAATCCTTTAGACTATTTATTTATTACCAGAACTGCCTTTAACGGAATATCTAGATATAACAAAAAAGGTGAATTTAATGCTTCATGTCATTTTACTAGACCTGGAATATCACCTAAGAAATTTTATGACATAGTATTTAATTGGAGTGAAATATTAAAAAAATATAATGTTCATTTTGACTGCATAGATTATATAAACATTCATCCTACTAATAAAGATGATTTTTTGTATTTAGACCCTCCGTATTATAATACTAAAGGTATGTATTTTGGAACAATAAATTATAATATATTTTGGAGTTGGTTAAAAACAATTAAATGTAATTATATTTTATCATTTAATGGTATAAGCGGTAATATGAATAATACTTATTTAGATATACCAATAGATTTATATAATGAACACATATATATAAGAAGTGGGAATAGTAGTTTTAGAAGATTGAAGAATAATAAAAATAACATAGTATATGATAGTTTATATATAAAATTTCATGAAATGTGAAAAATCTAAATGATAAATAATTTAATTTATAAAATTAAAAGTGAAATCGATTTAACAGATGAAGAATATGAAGAATTAAAAATAATTGAATAGTAATGGAGTAGATAATAATTGAATAATACAGGTAATATTTCAGATGGCTATCATACATTTAATGAATTATATGAATTTAGAAAGTTATACAATGCTTTATTATTTAATGAATGGGCTAAACATCATAAATATAATGTTCATAAATCTAAAAAACATAATAATGGAGAATTATGTTTTGATGGTAAATATTTTATAGTGGTAGCTTTATTACCTACAGGGCAGATTTCAAATCATTATAAAATAGAAGATTGGGATTTATTTAATATTCCTGAATATCCAAAAGCCTTTTTTGAATATGACGGTCATACTGCACAAGATGTTATAGATAGATTATATAGTATCATATAAATAATAGTATATAAGGTGGTTAAATGAATGAACAAAAAGGAGATTAATCATATTGGATAAAAAAACATTAATTGTTAATTTATTTGGAGCCCCAGGTAGTGGTAAATCTACGGGTTCAGCTTATATATTTTCTAAATTAAAAATGAATAATGTTGACTGTGAGTTAGTTACCGAATTTGCAAAAGATAAGGTTTGGGAAGAATCTACAGAAGTATTTAAATGTCAACCGTATATTTTTGCTAAACAATTATTTAGACAATCAAGAGTTAAAGGTAAAGTTGATGTCATAGTTACTGATTCGCCCTTGTTGTTGTCTATATTTTATAACTCAAACAAAAACCCAGATATCGTTAAACATTTTAATGATTTAGTATTAGCATATCATAAACAGGAATATAATTTAAATATATATATAAACAGAGCAAAACCGTATAATCCTAATGGTAGACTACATAGTGAAGATGAAAGTAAACAAATTGCTGATAGAATTAAACAAGAAATATTAAATGATAATAATATACCTTATATAGAAATAAAAGGTATAGAAGAAGATTATGATAAAGTAGTAAAAGAAATTTTAAAAATATGTAATAGAGGATAATAGAATGAATATTGGAATAACAGAACGTGGTGACCCTGTATTTGATTTGTCGTGGATGAAATATATAGGGTATAAAATATTAATCACTAAAGATGTTAATAAATTATTGAGTATTTGTAGAACCTATATGGGTATGGAGTAAAAAATAAAATGAAATGTTATAAAAAATCTGACGGATATAATATATGGCAGTTTACTAGAGAGAATTATATGAAACATGATATACCTAATTTTATTAAAAGCATAGGGTATTATAATAACAAGTATACAGGTATATCTATCTTTATGACTTCTTATAATAAAGAATTTTATGGTGTTCTCAAAAGAATAGATGGTAGAGAAGTTGCAATAAATGAAAATGATTATATTGTTGTGAATAGAAAAGGAAATGTAGATGTATTAAAACCAAATCTATTTAACAGTATGTTTGATAAAATTAAATAAAAAGGTTGATATAAACATGAAATGCTATAAAAATGATAGTGTTGTTGAATATTGGCAATTCACAAGAATAAATTATAATTATGGTGTACCAAGTTTTATACGTAAAATAATTAATAATTCAATTGAAATTAAGGAAAATACTGTAACTTTGTGGAGCCAATACGGTGGTGAAGTTATAGCAGGTGAATATATAACATCCACTGGAGATACTATTAATATTAATGAAAATGATTATATAGT